GGGTGTTGGCGCTTACACAGCCCTTCAAGGCGCTGGAATGACATCCGCATAAGGAGCTTGGCATGGCGGTTTCTGGAGTAAAAGGCACAGGCATAGGTCAGGTAACGATTCCTAGTGCAGAAGAATATCTTAAAAAAAGAGAAGGATATGTTTCTGGCATAGGTGAAGCGGCGGCTCCGTACTTTCAGGGGATTATGGGTGAGGGCGAAAAGGCCGACCAGTTCCTGTCTCCAATACAAACAACCACAGAAATGTTTGGGCCAGCAGAGACAAGAATAGGCAGAGGCATACAATTCTTGGCTGACTTGCCTTTAATGGGTCTTGAGCAGGTTCGTAGAGGTACTGGAGTAGCTTCTGCCCTGACAAACCCATTTGGGAATATCATTGGAGATTATCTTGATTCTCCTACTGATGCAACAATGGCAAAAATAATTGGGGAAGAAGCGGCTAAAATTGATTCTGAGTTAAGTCCGTTTCGTGAAGCGGTTAGGCGCTCAAAACAGCCAGTTAAGCTTATACAAGCCAGTGGTGTTGACGATTCTAGAGAGTTTGTAGACCCTGGAAATTCTGCCGCTAAAACTAGCGGAGTTGATGGCTCTGCTGAGTTTACAGGAAATGTAACTGATGAAGGCCTTGAAGACATTACAAAAATGGCCTTGCAAGATTATCTTGATCAAGCCCGACCAGGCACTCAACCCAAAGATTATAAAGAATATATAAAAGAGTTTGCTGACGCTACAGGGCTTGATGTATCTGGCAAGCCTGACAAAAGCACAGCGTTGATGGCGCTTGGCTTATCCCTCATGCAGAACAGGGCTGGCAAAGGCTTTGATGTAGGAAAGATGCTAGGCGCTGTTGGTGAGGCTGGTGAAGCTGCATTGCCTGCATATCAAAAAGCCAAGTCTGAAGCTCGTGCGCTTCGTGCAAAAGCTGGCGAATATGCGCTTGGCAGAAAAAAAGAAGACGAAGCAAAAGCTCAACAAAGAAACTTTATGTATGTTGTGCCTAAACAGGGCAAGGGAGCTACAGAAAAAGACCGTCTTAGAGATAGGTTAATGCGCGGAAGATATATTCGTGTAAACGCATCAGAACTTAACGCTCTCGATACTAATGAAGGTTTTAACAGAAACTATGAGTTTTTACCTGGCGATGCTTTATCTAAAATGGACGATTTATTTAAAGCGAAAGAAAGTGAATATAGCGATAAAACATCTGATATGATGCTTTTTGCTGGCGCAGATAACGCATTTAAGTTGAAAACTTATTTACCAAAACCTGAGTTTACAAACTTGCCTTCAAGAGCTGTATCAGCTTCCGAAATAGGAAGGGTAGAGCGAGAGATAACAAACGGTATAGAGCAACTAGATAATCTTGATGGCAAGTTTCAAAAGCTTTTTGACTCATTTGGAAGAACACCACCTCAAGCTTGGAATCAAATTACTTCAATTTTAGGTGGGTTGACCAGAAGCGCAGGTATAGGGCTGCCAGATGAATTTAATGATTTAGCCGATAGAGAAAATGACGTTCAGTTCCAAAAAAGATTTACGGAATATCTTGGAACAAGATATGCCCCGCAAATTCTACAAGAAGCTGGCAAAACTATCTCTGACGCTGACCGCCAACGTGTTCAACAAATTGTTGGTGAAATAGCACTTTTAAATGACCCAGCCGCTACTGCCGCAAGATTACGGGACTTGCATGAATTTATTGTTATAGCAGGCAGAAAAAATATGGAAACTGCAATGCTAAATCTTGCTGAGAATGGCGGTTCATTAGACCTTCCTCCTTTAACTCCTGAAGAGGAAGAGCGTTATAATCAGCTAGTCGCTCAATATAAACCTAAGCGTTCTTCAGCTAAAAAGGACGAAGATTCAGATGATGAATAAGCAACAAGAGTATTTGGTTCTTGATGCTTTAAATAGGCAGATTGTAACTGATGAAGAGCAAGATTTAGCTTTAAGAGCGTTAGCAGGAAATGCTGTGGCGCAAGAAAGAATAATCCCTATTCTTACTGCCAGAAGAAGGTCTGGATACACCCCAAGGCCAGTTTACACTCCTCGCAATAAAGATGAAAATTTTGACTACACCACTGGTGGAGATTCTGGCCTTCGTGCGCTTATGTCCTTTGGAGAAACTCTTGACGAGCGTGAAGGCATACTGAGAAGTATTGTTGGTGAAGATGGATACACAAGAGACTATCAAGGTAAGTTAGCTTTAACAGAGGCAGGGCAACGTGCCAGAGGCATGGAGCCGATTGGGAAGAATCTTGTAATTGAAGATGAAGGTTTTTCTTTAGGTGACTTTGCTGACTTGGCTGGCATTGTGCCTGAGACAGTTGGCGCAATCGTAGGCGGTATTTTAGGTGCGCCAGGCCTCGTCACTGGGGCTGTTGGAGCGGGGGTTGGCGCGGCTTTAGGGCAGACGGTGGAAGAAGGCATAGAAAGTTTATTAGGCGTTCAGCAACAGACCGCTGGTGAAGTTGCGGCTGACGCTGCAAAAGAAGCTGCATTAGCTGCTGGATTAGACTTTTTAACTGTTGGAACATTTAGATTGGGTAGAGCTGTCGTTGGCGGTGCCGCATCTAGAATTGGCGCTAGGGCAGGCGACCCAGTTGCTCCACAAATGGGCAAAGAGCTTGTTGATAGAGGTTTTAAGCCTAGTTTAGAGGCGCTAGGTGCGCCCACTCTTTTAGCCAAAGGTGTTAAGTTCGCAAAAGGCGCAGCAGGATCTATTGATGATATTGTTGAAAACACAAGACTTGCCACAGCGGAAAAGGAAGTTTTATTAAGAGAGTTAAATGCGGCCAGGCTTGAGGATGCAGGCAAAGCTTTTGAAGATGTTACTAGCGGTAAGTTTAAGCAACTTGAGAAGCAGTTAAATACAGCTCAACAAAAATCATTAGACGCTGTAGAAAGTAGCTTGGCACTTGTTGGTAAGTCACTTGACGAAGGCTTTGATATAAACCCTGAAGCCCTTGGTGCAATTACAACAGCATTTGATACATTTAACACTTCCGCTGTAAGGCGCTTTGAAGTAATGGATGAGCTTCTTGCGAAGCTTGACATAGATGCTACCGCTGCTGGTTTAAAAATTGATGGCGGTAAAATAAAGCCTGTTGATTTAAGCGCAGAGTCAGCAATCAAAGGCGTAATAAATGACATTGTTGAAGGCGGGGCTGGTACAAGAAGGTTGTTAGATCCAAATGTTGACAAAGTTATAAAGGGCATTGAAGACTTAGGTGAAGCTGCTTCATTTGGTAACATATCTGCTCAAAGGAAGTATATAAATGATATTCTTTTTAGTGATGGTGGAGAAGTTGGACTCAGCACTCTGGGCCGCAAAAATCTTTTTAAAATTAGAGAAGCTCTAGATAATGCTTTAAGTGCAGACCAGCTTCTTCGTGTAAAAGGATTGGCTCCAGGCCAAAACAAACAATTAGCAAAAATTGGAAGATTAAGAACTGAAGCAATAAACAATTATAGAGATGGCTTAAAAAGATTTGATGAGTTAGAGCGTTTTGGTGTGCTTAAAGATATCCGTGACGCAACAAAAAATCCACAATTATATGCTGATCAATTTTTTAACAAAATAGTAAAAGCAAACTCACCAGAGCGGCTAAAGGCAACTTTAAAAGCGGTTGATAACCCAGAAGAGTTACGTCAGGCATTGGCTCGTTCCTATGCTGATAATGCTCTATTTAAAACAGGCATAGATTTAGATAACCCAGCTAAATTCAGTGGAATTAGGTTCTATAACGAAATAGAAAAACTTGGCAGCACTGGCAAGGTTTTGTTTGGAAACGAATGGCCTGCTGTAAGGCAACTTGCCAAAACGATAGCTAAAATATCTCCAGATGACATGCCTGCCGAAGCAATAGAATCGATTATGAGACAAAACCTTGATAGAGGTATTGTTGATTCTATGCGTGAGCTTTCTGAAGCGTCAAAGGCATTAAATGAAGCATCCTCTTTAAGCTTTATAAAGAAGTATAACAACGGCAGTTTAACTCCAGAGGAAGCTGTAACTGAGCTTTTAAAACCAACAAATAAAGTCGCTGATTGGAAAAAGATAGAAGCGTTTTATGGCAAAAACTCACCAGAACTTGCTACAATAAAAACAAATCTTATAGAAAGAATTTTAAATAAAGTTGATGACAATGTATTTACTTCGCCTAACGCTGCGGCTGAGATGCGTAGGACAATAGACCAATACGACAAAGACTTGCTGCAAACAATTATTGGTAAAGAGGCTTATGATAAACTAATTAAGTTTTCTGACGAGATGATTTATCTAGGAGACGTTGGCGCTGAAGGTTCAATTGCAAAAGGTGCGGTGTTTGCTCAACTTTCATCAAGTCCTGTAGCAGCGGTTCGTAGAGATTTAAGGCATAAAGCTATGGCTAAAGTTTTCTCTAGCCCAGCGATTATAAATTATTACGCTGGCAAAGGCGTTGGTAATGCTAGTAAAAATGTTAATGGCGTTGCAAATGCGGTTGCTACTGCTGCTAATACAATAGCCAGGGGGGTGGGTGTTGCAAGGCAAGCAGGCGCTAGAGTCGCTTTTGAAGAAGGTGAAAGAGCGCTTGAAGACATTGAGGCTAGGAACAAAGCCAGAATGAAACCCCCGCAGCTCACAGAGCCGAACAAAAGTTCGTCTTTAGCTGTTACGAGTCCGATAACACCAGGGCCAGCACAATTTTACGGAATACCACAGCAGGCTTCACAGCCTAGCATCAGACAACAGGCCGCTGCCAATCCTGGCATAGCACAGGCGTTAGGCATTCGCGGCCCAACAGCAGGATTATTAAACAAGCCATGAACAAAGATAAACTACGCGAAGAAATCGCTGAAGATGAAGGGTGCAAATACGAGATATATTTGGACCACCTTGCTCTGCCAACATGTGGCGTGGGTCATCTAATTACTGAAAATGATAAAGAGTATGGTAAACCCGTAGGCACAGTTGTTGAACAAGAACGTGTACGTCAGTTGTTTGCTCTTGATATAGCCGTGACTCTTGATGAGTGTAAAGTTTTGTATCCAGACTTTGATGACCTACCAGAAGAATGCCAACATATCATTGCAAACATGATGTTTAACATGGGGCGGCCTCGATTGAGTAAATTTAAGGGCATGAAAGCTGGCGTTGATGCCAGAGATTGGAACAAGGCCGCAGACGAGATGGTTGACTCAAAGTGGTATACACAAGTACCGAATCGCGCACGGCGCTTGGTAGACCGCATGAGAGCGTTGGCTGATTAATTTTATTTTAAGGAACCAGCTTCATCAGTTGAATCAAAGTTACATGAAGCTGTCTCTCCTTGACAGCATTCCTCTATAACAAGGTGACAGACGGCGCACTGCACATGACCATGCACCTCAACAGGCTGCATCTGTGTCTGACATCGAGGGCATAAGCCATCGCGTATGTTTTTCTGCATTGATCCGTCACCCATAGAAATGTTCATTTCTTTTTATTCTTGCTGCCTTTAGGTCTACCTCTACCGCGCTTTTTCTTTTTAGGCTTTTCTTCTTGAATGCAATTAGGGAAGAACATTCTTAAAAATTTAGCAAACATTATAATCTCCTCATCATATCCATTGAATGCTAGGTTCGTCTAGGTCTTTTTCAAACCTGTTTATTTTCCAAACAAACCAGGCCATAGCTGTTTTGCCGCTACCATACCAAGCTGATTCGTGATCGCCTCGAATCAAAGTTAGTCTTTTGGTATGAACCAGAACAGTGTCTGGTGGCGTGTGTTGAAAAATCTCCTCATATCTTTTCTGACCTTCAAGAAAAGCTAAACGAAGTAGAAAAATAAATCCCTCTCCATCTTTGCTTTGCTCTTGCAGTTTATACGCATGTTTAACAAATTCATTTGCCAACTTATAAGGAGGGTTAGTCACAATCCACGGTGCTAAACTCTTTTGCTCCATTAGAAAGTCTATGTTGCGTAAATCACCATACCCACGGTCTACAAGATCTGTGCTGTATGTTTTTATACTATGATCTTTTAAAACCTCTGATATATGCCCCTCACCACAAGCAGGCTCCCATACATCATACGATGTTTGATTATTATTGCATAACAACCACGGGCAGCAATCAATCATCTTCTTGGTTGCGTCAGGCGGAGTTGGATAATAATCGTCTTTTTCTCTGCTGCTATCCAACTGAACCTATGCCCAAAGAATCATTATTTTTAAATGTGTCACGATATTCCTTATTAACCATTCTTTTTATTTGCTGGCTAATATTTCTATCTTCTTGATCACAAATCTTACGAAGTTTATTGTAGGTAGTGATATCTATGCCTACAGATTTCCACTGTTTATTTTCTTTTTCCATGTTGAAAGACACCATAAAATGCCAAGTTATAACAAGTTCTATCATAAGAATAAATTTAATGCAAAAAAAACAGAGTGTCTTGGTATTATGTTTGATAGTAAGTGGGAGGCAGAGAGATATGGGCAATTGATCATGTTGCAAAGAGCGAATCAAATTCGTGATTTAGTTACGCAGGTTAAGTTTGATATTAAAATAAATAATGAAAAAATCTGCACATATATAGCTGATTTCACTTACTACGAAAAAAATAAAGACGGTGTTGAAGAATTTATTGTTGAGGACGCAAAAGGGCTGGAAACTGCGGTTTTTCGCCTAAAAAAGAAACTGATGAAAGCTGTAAATAACATAGAAATAAAGATTTCTAAAAAATAAAGCTTGCAATTGTGAAAAACTTTTCCCATATTAGTCTTAACGACATTTTTGAAGGAGTCTGATATGACTGATATCGAATCAGTGCGTGAGTCTGATCTGTCTGAACTTTATGTTTTAAAAAAGCAACTTGAGCAGACAATCTCTGACGCACAACAAAAAGTTAAAATTATTAAAGATGTTCTTGAGTCCAGGTATCTTGAGAGAGCGCAAAATAAATTGCGTCAAGATGGCAAGGACTTTGGTAGCGTGGTTTTGCAGGACAAAGATTTTAGGATTAAAATCAACATTCGTAAGAAGGTTGAGTGGGATCCTGATAAAACTATCAGCGTTCTAAACAACATGGACGAAGATACTGCAAGGCACTACGCCACAGTTAAGTACACAATTCCTGAAGCTAAGTTTAACAATGCTCCGCCTGATATTAAGGCAGTGCTGAGTGAAGCTAGAACCGTGCATCTGCAAGGTATTAGCGTTGATTTGGAGAGGGAAGAAGATGCTTAACATTATCACCGCTGAACAAAGATTAAATGAAAAGAAGGGCCATAAGCTTGTGGTTTGTGGCCCCTCTGGGGTGGGCAAGACTTCTCTTGCCCGAACCCTTGACACTTCTAAGACATTATTTATGGACTTAGAAGCTGGAGATGCTGCTATTGAGGGCGTATCTATTGATGTTATCCGCCCACGAACATGGCAAGAGTGCCGTGATTTTGCGGTGTTTCTTGGTGGGCCTAATCCTTCTTTAGGTGAAGAGGCTACATACAGCCAAGCGCATTATGAATATGTTGTTCAAACCTATGGAGATCCTTCAGAGGTTCTGTCCAAGTATGATACCTTATTCGTTGATTCGATTACGGTTGCTGGACGTTTGTGCTTTACATATTGCACTAATCAACCTGAGTGTAAATCAGATCGCACTGGTAAGTTAGATACCAGAGCGGCGTATGGTATGCAGGGTAGAGAGATGATGGGCTGGCTATCACATTTACAACATATCAGAGATAAGAATGTCGTGTTTGTTGGCATTCTTGACGAAAGAGTTGATGATTACGGGCGGCAGATTTATGAACTACAGATTGAAGGTTCAAAGACAGGCCGTGAATTACCTGGAATCGTTGATGAAGTTATTACGATGGCTGTCATGTCTGATGATAATGGAAGCCCGTACAGAGCCTTTGTATGTCAAACGCTGAACCAGTGGGGCTATCCTGCCAAGGATAGGTCTGGTAGGCTCGATCTCCTAGAAGAACCACACCTTGGTAGACTTCTAGAAAAAATGTCAGGCGGTGAGCCACAGGCAGAACGCCCGATGAATTTTGTAAACCCAAATGAAGTAGAGGACGAAACCAATGCTTAATCTAAATGAAATCCCTGTATCTGAAACAAGCAATGAACCATTGCCGCTGATTCCAGATGGCACGATTGTTCGTGGTGTTTTAATGTTTGAAGGGGGCGATCATGTCAAACCTGAGTTTTCGCAAAGCGCTAGATTTTTTAAAAAGTCTCAAAACACTAGTGCTGAGTGGATGCCTATCGCAATGACCATTGTTGGTGGTGAGTATGATAGGCGTAAAGTCTGGCAGAATATTTTTGTTCATGGCGATGCCATTGATGAAAAAACTGGTGTGTCAAAGGCAAGGCTTATTGGGCTGAATACAATTCGTGATATTGTAAACAGCGCACATGGCTTGGATGCAAATGATATGTCGCCAGAAGCGCAAGCTAAACGTCAGATTAATGGCGTTGAAGATTTGCAGGGCATGGAAGTGTGTTTTGTAGTTGGTATTGAGAAGTCTAATGACCCTCAGTATAAAGACAAAAACCGTATTAAGTCTTTCTTGCCAGCAAATAGCCCATCCTTTATTCCGCCAAATGCTTCTGGCGGGGCTTTAGGAGCGCCTACAACGGCTCCTATGCCTCCAAAGGTGCAACAGGCTATGAATGCACAGATGCCTCCTGCAACGGCTCAAAACGCCAGCAATGCGGGTATCACGCCAGCTTGGGCAAAAAGTTAACTTTAATGGCGTACTAACGGCATCTCCTTCATGAGTCGTTAGCTGGTTTGGGTGGCACCAGTGCCGTAAAGCCACCCACTTTAAATTTTACAGAAATACTGGAGGGTAAAATGGCTGTAAAGAAAACAAATGATACAATTAGCATTCCTGTAATTAAGCAGGGTAAAATTAAGTTACGTTTGATTGGTCAAACGCCAATGTATTTTAATAGCATGTCAGCAAAAGCTAAACGTGATTTGCTTGTTGGTTCAGCTAAAAAGACTGCGGCTGAAAAAAAAGATATCAAACATAACCCTGAACAGGAGTTTGTTGATTCTATGCACACTCAGATGAAGGGCGATACGTTGTTATGTTTTCCTGCTTCTGGTGTAAAAGTTGCTATGGCTACTGCCGCATTGGAAACGCCTGGGGTAAATAAAACTAACGTAAATAGGCTTATTTTCTTACCGCAGACTAATATCAACATTTGGGGCAAGCCTTATCTTAAAATTGATGTGGTTCGTTCTGCTGATATGAACCGCACACCAGATATGCGTACTCGTGCTTATCTTCCTCATTGGTGTGCGGAAGTAGAGATTAGGTTTGCTACTCCTAATTTTAGTGCAATGTCTATCTCTTCTTTAGTGCAAAACGCTGGTCAATTTGTTGGGCTTGGTGATTGCCGTCAAGAAAAAGGCAAAAGTTCTTTTGGTACATTTACCATTGCGGGTGAAGACCTTGGTGATCATAAAGACTTCTGGGATGAAATGATGAAGGAAGGTCGTGAGGTTCAGGAAGCGGCACGAACTAATCCAGAATGCGCTGATGAAGAAACAGCAGAACTGATGAAATTTTTAGAAGAAGAGCGGTTGCGGAGGGCTGCTTAAACTATTAGGCGGGGGGAAACCCCCGCCACGGGTTGCGTTTACATATGGTTAGTTCTGGTATGCTGAGTCGGTTTAGGTCCGTTTGGTTCTGTCAAGCTACGTTCCGTTGAGTTACGTTCAGTTTTGTTGAGTTTCGGTAAGGCGGTTTAGTTGCGTTTGGTTTTGTTAAGATCGGTTCCGTTGAGTTGAGCTGTGTTTCGTCAAGTCAAGGCGGTTGAGTTTTGTTATGTTCCGGAAAGGTGTTTCAAGGCAAGTTAAGGCGGTTTCGGTATGTTCAGGTCTGGTAGGCTTACTTGGGTTTGGTTAAGGCGGTTAATTTTAATAAAAGGAGAATGAAATGAGTAATTTTGCGAAGAAAACAAAGCAGAGGATTATTGATGAGTATCTGCAAATAACTGGGTTAAATATTTACAAACCAGATGAGTTTGTTGATTGGTTAGCAACTCAACCAGAACATGAGTTATATGATGCCTTCTACGGTATGGATGACAGTGTAGCGGCTCGTAATTGGCGCATTGATAAAGCGCGGCAAATGGCGAGTGGTCTTAGAATCGTTGTTAAACAAGAGGATGTTAAAAAAAGTGATGTTATTTCTATTAAGGTTACTGAATATCCAGCTTATATCTCCCCTGTTGCCACACGAAAGTCAGGCGGCGGTTATGAGCCATTCGACCCTGATGATGAAGACGCTCAATATGAGTTGAGAAAACAGGCTGGAGTTGCTTTAGCGGGATGGCTTAACCGCTACCGTGGATCCGCTGAGAATATTGGTTTAGACTTAACGCCAGTTGAATATATTGTTAGGGTTTTAAGAGACGATAGAGATGAGAAGTTAGAGGCTGGATAAAATGCGCGGTGAAATAAACGTAGTTATGTTTTTTGCTGATAAAGAGGTGAAGAACATAAAAGCTTTTATCAAACTAAATGAAAACTTTGGTGATGAAGATATAATAGATGAGATGTCTAATTTTGTTGATTCTGTTATTAAACAGCACAGAGATGAATTTAGGATGGGCATAGCCACTCTCATGGTAGGTGGAGATGAACTTTTCCAGTTATCTTTCTCTAATAAACGAGGCAGAAGTTTATGGAATCTAACGATACCAGACGAAACAACAGTGCATTAAAAGAAGTTGCAAATTGTTTTGAAAATATAGGCTGGGAAAAAAGGTTATGTGATTTACAGGAGCGAGAAGTTCTTGGGCTTATAGCCATCATACAAAAAGCGAGGGATCTAACAGATGACTATACAGAACAGGGCGTTCTTGAATTTGAACAGAGTGTCACCCGTGTTGACGAACCCTTCTTTGACGACCCAATTCCATTCTGATGCTATCGAACTTATTTCCTATGAAATAGACAGAGCCATCTGCGAAAAAAACGATACTCAACCACAGAGGGCGTATTTAGGTGGCTCTTCTTTAGGCAGCCCGTGTTCACGACAAGTTCAGTATAGATATATGCAAGTTAAACCAGATGAAGACAAAATGTTTTCAGCCAGGACTTTGCGTATTTTTGATATGGGTCACTTCGTTGAGGACTTGCTGGCTAAGTATATCAAAGAAGCAGGTTTTGATTTAAAGACACATGATTCTAATGGCAAACAGTTCGGGTTCTCTGTAGCAAATGAACAGATAAGGGGTCACATTGACGGCGTTATATGCTCTGGTCCCGTTACCATGTCATACCCAATGCTATGGGAATGTAAATCTGCTAATAGCAAAAAATTTAATGAATTTGTTCGCAAAGGTGTTGCCGCTGCGAACCCTACTTATGCGGGGCAAATAGCGCTGTATCAGGCATATATGGATTTAAATGAAAATCCTGCCTTGTTTACTGTTTTAAACAAAGATACAAGTGAGATTTACTACGAGCTTGTCCCCTTTGACAGAGAGCTTGCCCAGAAGATTAGCGATAAAGGTGTAGAGATTTTAAAGGCAACAAAAGCAAATGAGATGTTGCCGCGTGTGGCGGTTAATTCAGATTATTTTACTTGCAAATATTGTGAGTTTCGCCAGACTTGTTGGTCATAGAAAAAAGGGCCGCTCGAAAGCGACCCCTTTAGTGTGAGAACGAAATCAGATGTTAAGGAAAACAAAAAACTGAGTTCAGGTACAATATAATGAGTGTTTTACGGTTTGACAATACTAAATATGGTAGCGCCCATGAATTAGTTCAGAAGATTAGCGATGAGGTTCCGCGTTCTGTTCAGATAAGCATTTTGCAGGAAACTTATCCTAACGGTAGGATTCGGGGTCATGATTTCTTTATCGGGTCACTGGCGGGTGAAGCTGGTGAAAGTTTAAAGATAGATATCAACCCCAGTAGTCCACATTTTATGCGTGGGCAGGACTTCAATGGCGGCGAGGGAATCGGAGGAATCGTTAAGATTTTGATGGAGGCGCGTGGTATGCGGCTGCCTGAAATCAAAGAAATGTTCGGGTCTTATTTATCAGATGATGTCAGACCAGTTGTTAATGAACCATCTTGGCGTATGCCTAACGGCGGCATTGATTTAAATAGTTTGCCTGTTCAAGCAGAAGACCAAAAAGAAAAAGTTCGGATTGATGCTGCAACAGAACATAGCGGTCAGTGGGACTATATCAGTCGGGATGGTGAGGTATTAGTTACTGTCCGCCGTTATGATATCGGTGGCAAGAAAGAGTTTCGCCCGTGGATTCCAGGTGTTAACTATCCAAAAGCGCCTGATGTTCGGCCTCTGTATAATATTCCGAACATTTTAAATGAGCAGCGTGTTGTCTGGGTAGAAGGCGAGAAGTGCGCCCAAGCTTTAATTGATGCTGGTATTACAGCCACATGCACACTTGGAGGTGCTGGTGCTTTAACTAGAAAGAACGCAGATAAGTTTGATTTCACACCCCTTCGAGGCAAAGAATTAATTATATGGCCTGATAACGATGACGCAGGTAGGAGGCTTGCTGAAATTGTTCGGGAAGTGGCGCTCGATGCTGATGCTGACAGCGTTACTATACTACATCCTCCTGCTGGCAAGCCGCCCAAATGGGATGCTGCTGATGCGATAGCAGAGGGTTTGGACATAGATGAGTTTATCAACAACGGTGTTGGGCATACGCACAAAGCTATTAATCTTCTTAACGATAGCCTTCTTATATCTAGGTTTACAGGTAGTGCGCCTGTTCAAAACTTCTTGATTGACGGGACTTTTCCGTTGGGTGTGCCAATCATATTCGCTGCCGCAGGTGACGCAGGTAAGGGCATGATGACCCTTGATCTATCTATGAAGGTGGCATCTGGAAAGCCGTTGCAGAACGCTTTCGGAGGTACAGTAAAAGAGTTCGGGGATGTGGTTATCTTTACCGCTGAAGATGATGAGGCGGAGATGCACAGACGTATTGAGAGATTGGATGAAGCAGGCGAGAGGTTTGATTACCCGAACAAATTACATGTTGTGCCGCTGCCAAATGTCGGTGGCGTGTTTCCTATCTTACGTGATAACATGGGTGATTACTCAGAAACAGATGAGTTTAAAAAGATTTACGAACAAATTTTACAGCTTAGTAATTTAAAGCTTATTGTATTTGACCCGCTGGCATCTTTCGTTCATGCGGATGTAAATGCTGATCCTGCCGCAGGTGCGGCTTTAACTGGCTTACTGTCTAGGGTGGCAACAGAAACAGGTTCATCTGTTATTGTGTGTCATCATATGACCAAGGTGCAGGGTGATAAGGTTATATCAAAGCCTGAAGAGGCTCGTAATTTAATTCGGGGTACATCAGCTTTAGTTGATGGTGTTCGTTCTGCTTTTGCGCTATGGCAAGTGGATGAAAAGACTTCTGTTGGTCGGTGTAACGACTTAGGGGTTCCCTATGAGCGTAATCGGTGTTTTGACGGTGCTGTTGTTAAATCTAACGGCCCTGCGAGCAGGCACATAAGACATTTTGTTCGGGATATGCTTACAGGTCTACTTGAGGACAGGACCGAACAAATTAGAAACTTGGGCCAAAGCAATCAGGCACACTTACGCAAAGATGCGATGTTTAACTGGATTGCTGATTGTGAACGCAATGGTCGGGCTTTGTGTCAGCAGGGTGGAGCAGATGGCATCATAAACAGGCTTACCGACCCAGAAACACCAGAGATATTAAGAGGTCTAGGTCAATCGACCATAGACAGAATTGTTCGGGATTTAATCAACGAGCGGCGTGTTGAGAAGTATTCGTTCAGCACGGCTGGTGGTCGCAAGTGGCTTGGAACTACAAACGGCGTGATGAGTCGGGGTGAATACGAAGCAGTTACAGCGAGAGACAATGTATAAATGAACAGAAAAGAGATACTGAAAGACGCTAACAACAAGATTAGCCAGGAAAGAGCAGCGGAATATGGGGATGCTTTTCAAACACATGTTCGGGTTGCGAAGATGTGGTCGGCTATACTCGGACATGAAGTAACGGTCCCGCAGGTGTATCAGTGTATGATTGCTGTTAAGTTAGGTCGATTGAGTTTCTCACCAGAGCATATTGATTCATGGGTAGACATTGCGGGTTACGCAGCTTTAGGAGGAGAAGCACCGCAGGAATAAAAAAGCAGACGAGTTGTTCGGGGTTGCCCGCTCGTCTGCTTTCTTTCATGGTGACTATATATTGTGAACCGCGCTGTTTTACAAAACGCGGCTACGGTCTACCCGAACTGTTCGGGCAGAAGGATAGAATAACATGAGCAGCAAGACAGAAAAACAAAAAAAACAGGAACAAGAATATAAAAAATGGAAGCGCAGCCAGGGAAAACCCGAAGAATTGTTCGGATCTAAGCCCGCGCAGCCTGGAAGAAAAAACTTGTTCGAGAGAAAATGTTCGGTTTGTGGAAGTCCGCAGGCATGGAGATCATCAGACTTTGGGAGGACATGGCAATGTTTCGCGCACGCAAAAGACTAAAGCGTTGGTTTGACTTTAAGAGACTGAGAAACAGAAAAAGGGTTATTAGGTATAAGTCGCCTGTAGTTAAATTTTAATTTTTTTTATTTTTTTACTCGCCAGAAGATCAATTCTGGTTATGGGCTGTGATATACTAAGTATAATAATAATGAGAAATGTTTTTCCAAAATTTACCCGTTAAATATTTCTCATGTTACAATACTAAAGTAGAGAACGAACGCTCATAGAGCAGAAAGATAAAAACATGATTAACTTAGTTCAATTACAGCCAGAATATCGTTTTGACACTAAAGACATGGATCCGTATTGCGATAAAGATTTAGAAGAATGCGGATGGTATGTCAGAAAAGAAATCAAAACAATTATCGAAAAATGGCAAGTGCAGCCAAATCCAGAACGTGATGCAAAAGGTAAAGTACCACGCAACAGGCAAACGCCTTACTGGTGTTCTTACAGAGATGTATTTATCCGTAATGGTTTTCAGGCTGAAGACATTGCAATTTTACAGCATGAAGTAAGCCAAGCTTTGGGGAGACGCATCGGAGAAAAGAGAGATGCTATCAAAGAATTAGAGAAAATGCCGAAAGTGGATAATTTAAATTGCATCATTGCATCACCGCCAAAGGTGATTAGGTTTCTTGAAGAACTTATGAAACAGCTTGAGCGTGATCAAAATTATGTTAATCAACATTTGGACAGGGTTTTAAAACAAATTTCATAGTGATAGTATGGGG